GTTCCAACCAAACTCTGTTGGTAAATGTGTTATTTCATCAAAACCAATCCAACTATAGGCTTGTCCTTGATAACGATACACATCTGCATCTCGTTCCAAAAATCCAAATTCTATTTTAGCTCCTGAAGGAAAGTTCCATAACTTTTCTACTTCTCTGAACTTAGCTCCGGGAAATGCTTTTGGGTACAATTCCCTAGATTTATCTATAAGCTCTCTAAGCTCTGGCATTGACCTTCTAAGTATTAAAGCTCGATGAGCTGACTTATCACAATACCTTAGTGGGTCGATAAGCATTGCAAAGCTTTTACCACCACCTGCTGCTCCACCATAAAGTACATCCTTTTCGGCTGCAGCTAAAAAATCTGTCTGCGGTCCATCATTCGGCATAAATGCCACATGAGACCCAGTAGTATCTAAATGTTCTTGTAATTCATCTGGAAGAACTTTTGTTTCTTCTTTAGTAAGAACATTAGAAGTTAAAGCTTTAGTTTCTGCTTCTACTTCTTTTTTTACTTTTGCTAAACTTCTAGTTAGCTTTTTTACTTTAGTACTTTTACTATCTAATTTCTTTTTAGCTCTTAAAGCTAATTGAACATCAGATAGTTCTGAGTTCTTAGGTCTACCACCTTTTTTACGTGGAGTACCGTCTTTGTTAAGTATATAGCTCCCATCAGGGTTTGTCAAGTACTTTTCAGGATTTTTTTCCCAGTCTTCCATATTTCCTATCTACGTATTTTTTTAAACCCATACGAGAAAGTTTCTTACCTGTTTCAGCTTCTAACCAATCAACTCCAATACCTAAACTAATTTCACCATGAAATACAGCTTCAGATACTTCTTTTAGTACTGATAAGTGTTGAGGAATAGGTTTTAAATAACCTTCAATCATACCATCCTCTTCATACCCAAAAGGTATGGTTGAGGATTTTTTACGAATGTAACCGTCAGGTAATATATCCATTACAATTATTTATCAAAATAGGTCCTAAGATTTTCCCAGTAGTCTTGTAAAACTTCTTTAACTTCTTCATATTTTTGAGGGTTTTTAACTCTAAAAGCAAAAATACCTATTGCTCCAATTATTAACAAGCCAATAATAACATCAATGTCCATTATTTTTTCTCCTGTGTTTTAGATTTATTAAAAATTTTATCCCAGTTATCAGCAATTTGTTCATCACTAACAACTTGACCTCTTGCTTTATTACGAGCCATTCTATTGCGTTTAGCTGCGGATTTTACTCCAAAATGTCCTGCGTGTGGCATATTAATCTTCAGTTAGTATATTGTTTATAAGTTGTATTTCTTTTTCTGTTAGTTTTACCATTTCACCTTATCTGCCCACCAAGCTGCGGACATCTTTCCTTTTTTAATATTTTTAGCATGACGAGCTTTAAAAGACTTACGTTTAGCTTTCATACGAGCAGATTCTCCTGCTTTAGGTTTACCTGCTGTACCACTTACTGTACCAACCTTTTTACCTTGTTGTCCAAAACGAATAGTTTTTATTTTATCGCCTTCTTTAGCAACAACTATATGTGATTTAGTTTTATGCCCCGGAGTTCGTTTAGGTTTATTGTAACCTGAAACTCCAGCTCTGGCAAGTCTTGGGTCTTTTTTACTCATGATACTTTCCTGTATTTGCGTACTTTCTTAGCAACTCGTTTAGGTTGTTTAGAAAACTGTTTACCTTTTTTGGTATCTTTGCGTTTTTTTCGAGAGGTTGCAGCGTACTCCTGTGGAGTAAGGCTTTTAATAGCTGCTTCAGGTAAATAGCGTTCTCCAGTCTCTGAAGACTTTTTACCTGACTTAGTTCGCCATTTCTGTTTAGTCCAGCTTCTAAGACTTCTTTGTGACTTTTTTAGTGCCATGTTTTTTCCTAATTGCTTCTTTGCCTCGTTTGGCTATTCTAGCCTGTTCATTTTTACCAGATACTTTAGCTCGTTGTTCTAAGACAGTTAATATTTGTATCTTACGAGCAAAAGGTTTTTTAATTCTTTTTACTTTAGCTACTGTTGCTTTAGCATCTGCTGGAGTAGCAAACTTAATACTAACGGTATCTTTAGGATTCTCGTCAGTATATAAACGTCTGCCAGAGCCTTTTGGCTTTTTACCTGTGCCTACTTTAGGGTCTTTACGTTTTTTAGCCATTACACTGTAATTGTTGTTGTCTAATTAGTTCTGCTAAGTCAACAAAATTTACTTCTTGTGTTTGTTGAGGGCGACTCATTATTTATAGCCGCCACCTTTAGCTTTGTATTGTTTAGCTAACATCTGTGCTTTACGTGCAGACCATTGACCCGGCTTACCACCTTTACTACCAGCTTTAATCCTATTAAATAAATTTTTACGCATAGTAGGTTTTGTATAGTTACCTGCTTTATTTACTGTGCTTTTTCTTTTTTTTGCTGCCATTTGATTTAAAAAATAATTTTTTTATTAAAAAATAAGTTACCATAAAACTTATAAATGAAATAATATTAAAAGTCATTAGTGTAACACCCTGTCCTTGTTGTGTATTTCTTCTTCTAAATAATGCATTAACCCACTACCAACAACCAACTCAACAAACTCTCCTACTACTATTAAATTATTTGCTTTAGCTGCTTCCTCAGCTTCTGCTAAGTTTTCTGCAACTATATTAGGTCCTGCATACTTTTTGCCTTTTTCTTCAATCTCTGTCAGAAATATCTTCATAATCTTCCTCTGGTAAATCCAGTGGGGCTTTATCAGGCATGACAAAGATACCACTGTTTAAATTATGATTAACGTCTAATTTGTCTATTTTACTAACACCAACCCTATCCAACAGTGTTTGAGCTGCTGATAGTTTATTATTAGCTTGTACTATAGGTCGATTAGACTCCATAATCTCGACAAGCTTAAATGCTGCTTTAGGTGCAGAGTTTGCCAAGATTTCCTGAGTTAGTTCAAGTATTTCATTCTTTAAGGTTTTAACCACATGATGATAGTGACTTGTATAACCTGCTAACTCAGCAGCCTTTTTAGCATCTCCTTGCGTTTCAACAAGGTGTTCCAAAAAGGATTGCTGTTTTTCGGTAAGCTTTCTTTGGGTCTGATTAGACTGAGTTGGTAACATTGCCATAGGCTTAGTATATACTTCGGAAATAAATTTGTCAACCCTCTTGACAAAATCAAAATCCAACACTATAATAACTTTAGTGCTCCCCCCGGGTGCATATAGCCCCTACTGAGGGCAACTAAGTAGTTCTACTTACCTCAAAAACACCTATCCAAAAACTACCCATACTGATTAAAAATAACTAGCCCCTTTGAAGTTAGTGTAAACTACTTACGGGCAAATCTGGTTGACGGAGAAACTGCTAGATTTTGTATGAGTATGCTATAGATACATGGGTGGACTGGGGTGGTCTCCTGCCTCCCCCTAGGCTAGAAAGCTATCAAGTCTCTATTCTTTGAGAGCTCTGACTTAAAACACAAAGCAATTCATTGCGACTCTGAAGACCTTATAATTACTACCTATGACTTGATAGCACCTTTGCAGACACAGAAGTCTTCCAAGTCTTTTGAGAATCTCAGATATGTATTGTATCATATAAAACCTCCTAAAACAATATAAAAGTATTGAAAAACTTTAAAGTTCTTGCAAGGACTTACGCAAGTTGCTAAAGCAATCCTTGTCAAGACCACTGCGTTACTTTAAAGTTTTTCAAGTTTACAAAGTATTATTGTTTTTGTAGGAGGTTTTATGAAACAATTAATTATACATATCATCGATTTAGACACTCAAAAGACTTGGGAGGTCTATTCAGATGTAACTGCATATTTGGTTCTTTTACAGAACTCAATCACAAATGCAAAGGTGCTATCTAACGATAGTAATTTTAATTTAAACTTAAACGGGGTATATTATGTCTAATGACAATTTACATTCACAAATAACCAATGTAGCCGATGGTAGTGCTACAGAGTCGCAATGCAATTATTTAATTGCTTTGTATAAGCAACAGCTTATCAAGTCAGTAACCAAATCTATGAAAAATATAGATGTCTCTAATGACTATATGAATTTCAGATTTGGTAATGGTGCTTTAAAAGGTACTTTTGCATTGCATCTTTTTAATACTTTTATTCCTCTTAATCCAGCTAAATACACTAAACACAGTGTATCTAAAATGATTAAAGATGCAATAAATAAAAAGTTTGATAAGGCTTTTATCAAAGAGTTTCTTAAATCTAAAGACTCTTACGTAAAACCAGAAGCTACTAGCTAACTTCAAACTTTTTAAGCTCTCAAGTATTAATTTACTTGGGAGCTTTTTTTTATGTTCTTCAGGAGACCACCAAATAATATGATACTCGCTTGGTCGTTACCAAGCTCGTAACCTTTCTCAGAGGTAACTCGTTAGGACTTCGTTACCTAATAATACTATTAGATAATAAAATATTTAACGGAAAAATTGTTCGTGCGTAATATTGAGGGCGATATATTGAGGGCGAGATATAAAGGTACATAATTAATTTATTAAAAAGGTACATAAAACTTCAAAGGTACAATAAAAAATAACTGTACCTTTTGTGTATTTATTGTGAAATATATGTGAAATCTATGTGAAACTTAATAGTTTTTAAGATAGTTAGGCTTGACTGTCGGCAAAATTTCGCTCAAGATTTTGGCAACTCGAGAGAGCTAATAAATATTTGGAGGTTATAAATGGTTAATAAATTTAGTGCAGTAAAGTTTACTGATTTGCAAAAAGCTGAGGAATATATAAAACAACTTGGATATTCTTTTCTTGAAAGTAATAATTATAAATTTGAAAAACACATTATTTATAAAAACTATAAAAGCGGTGAAATGTTATTAATGTCTTCTAAGTTCGACTATAATACTGTTTCAGATATGTCTAAAGGTTATCAATATACTATTCAAAGTCTATAAGGTTTTAGGATAGTTAGGCTTGACAGACTCCGAAAAAGCTGAAAAACTTGTTGGGCTTTTGAGGGCGATAAAGAATTAAAAAGGATAGATACAAATTCCTTGGAAACTAAAAGTATCATAATTGACATAGTGCAAATATATAAATCCGAAAAGCACTTGAAAAAATAAAGGTGTGACATAAACCCCCTAACTTCCTGAGCAAGAAGTAAAACTGCTCACTTAATAAATCTTAAATGGAGATAAAATGAAACCTAAGAAAATAAAAGCAAAACCTAATCAAGAAAAATTACAGAGATACTTGACTCATTATTTATCAGGCAGACCTATGGTTGATGATAAAGTTTTAATTAGTGTTGAAGTAATAAAAGATGGAGATAAAAATGTATCAGACTAAACAAAATCATAGTGATTATCATATTGATTTAAATACAACTTACAGCTTAGTAGCTATGTATTTAATCGACAAGGGAGTTGCTAGTACAAGGGCAGAAGTGATAGCAAAGACAGTTAATCAAGCATTTAAAAGTGTTGTTGCTTTGGATAGTAATAACAGTAGGTTAGTGTTTGACTTAATGCCTGAGCTATTTAACATGGCAAAACTCTACATAGATGTTTATGGCGAGGAAGGTTTTTACTTTGAACAATTTTTAAATGGAGGAAAATAAATGATAAAACCATATGTATATAGATTGCTTGAAGC